ATAAAGGCTGACGGCGCAATTAGATCATTATAAATCTCATCTTTATCCTCAATAGCTCCACCTTCCTTAATCCATTTCTTCATATCAGACCACATTTCAGCACGTTTATTTTGATAATAATCGTCTGCAGGAGTACTGTTAAATGGTATCAACGTCCACTGATCTCCACGCCCCATATTCTTGAAGAACGAGTAAATTCCAGTACCATATCCCTGATCAATAAATCCATGCGTCATTCCATACTCATCTGATAATGCAGCTAACTTACCTGCAACGTAACCATCATCATCATTTTTAGACATTACTAGCAAAATCTTAGAATAATTCCCCTGGCGCATATAAACAACAAGTAAATCTTTACCAGTCCAAGCCGGATCAACACCAAATATAACAGGCAGGCTTTGACAACTCTCTCTGTTAATAACCTTGCCACGTTCCCTGGCCGCATTAACATCCTCAATACTGATAAGCTGCAAATCGCCTTGAAGCGGAAACTGACCAAGAACACGAACCCGGATAACGTCACTATCAATACCATATTGAGCAATCCATTTAGCCAGCTGTTTCTTATTACTAACTTTTACAGTGCGACTATCAATCTGCTGTATGTTCCAAAAGGCTCGATGTTTATGGAAACAATCGAAAAACCTACCACCGTTACGGGTAGGATTACCAAAAGCACACCAAATAATTTCAGTATCGCTATCAGTCAGTGCCCCCTCAACAACCTCCCAAATAACATCATCAATAGCTGAAGCCTCATCAAAAATAACTAAAATGCGTTTTCCTTGATTATGCAAACCAGCAAAAGCTTCAGAATTTTGCTTGCTCCAAGGTAAAGCATCAATACGCCACGTCTTCTCGTGCTCAGTATCCACACTATAATATGCTGTTGCAGTGTATTTAAACATAGGCTTGCAGATGGAAAGCCTATGCCATTTTGCCAACTCTGACCATGTTTTAGTCAGTAACTGATTTTGCGTATTTGCTGTTACAACGCCCTTGCAATCCTCAAATGTGGCCATTGCCCACTGGATTATCCAACAAACCAATGCCGACTTACCAATACCGTGGCCAGAGGCAATAGCTTCCTGAATAACCTCATCAGGAGTTTTCAGCCCATCTCGAATATCCGCAAGAAGCTTAAGCTGCCATTCGTCAGGAATTTTCCCTTCAAGTTCTCCCTCGCCCCAAGGATAAGCTGCCCACACAAACCCAACAGGATCATGCGTAAACTCTGCGCAAAACTCAACCAGCAATTTAAGCGCCTTGTCAGACAACAGAATATCATTGCTATTCTTTCTTGCTGCCATGATTTTTCGCTCTTTCTCGGGCTTCTTTTAAGACTGCAGCAATACCGCCTGTCTTATCTTCAATTTCCAAACACTCACGAACCAATCCATAACGCTTAGCCAATGCATCAGCACATTTTATTCGGTCAGATAAAGTAGCATCAAGATCGAATTGATCTTTTATTTCTCCCCTCATACCCTTAGAATAAAATGCTAATACTTCGTCTGACGAAGCAATCAGCTCATTATTAGGTTCTTTGGAACGTTCCTCTATATATTGTTTGATACCAACATTCTCCAACAGCAAATAAGCTCTCTTGGCTGCATAAGTCTTACTATAACCAGCCTTTACTGCAGCTTCTTCCTGAACGCCACATTCTAAGTAATATTCAGCGAAAGCTTGTTGTCGTGGTGATAATTTAATCTCTTTATCCACTGCCCTCACCCGCTTTTTTATAAATCTCCAATAATCGCAGCAAAATGTCTAACTCACGAAACGAATCGACAACTTCAACTTTAACAAACTGATACTTTTTAACATCTTTAGGTTTCTCCGGATGAAGTTTATTATATTCACCAACAGGCATTAAATAGTCCAATCTGTTAAGTGTACAAAGTTTTTCTAATTTACGACTATATACCTGGGTCTTCGTAAATAAGTAAATCTTCCCCTGTAACTCCAATGCTTTTTGCAGTTTTTTAATTTTAGATGTCAAAATAGACATATTCACACCACCACACAAAAAACCGCCTTCATATTTGCCCTACAAGCGTTTTTATGAAAGCGGCGCTTATGTTTCTACCTGCTACTTTGGCTCAAATCCTGATTAAACTTCAATTTCACCCATTCCGGTAAAAGTCCGTCCAAATCCTTTTTAAACAAAAAATACAAATTATAATTGAGCCACTTCCCATTAAAAAAATAAATAGGATTAATATAATATTGCATTTCTACGCAATCTCCGATCTGCACTCTAACTTTGCCAATGATCCGACGATCAATCATCTTCCCCAAAAAATTCACCGCCTGCCTTTGGGATATACTCAGGTAATCAGCAATCCTGCTGCAGCTCATACCCCTAACAACATTTCCGGATCTGTAACAAATCAAATTACTGCCTTTATGCATTACAAGCGATAACCGATACACCCTGGCCGTATCCGTTTCCGACAAATCTTTTGGTAACCCAAAACCCTTAAAGGTCTTAACTGTTTCCTTGTTGAGGAAAAAAAGATAACCATTCTCGTCATCAAAATAACGTATGGTACGTTCTTTAGTTCTCAAAACGTTGCCTGAGCCGTCGATCTCGGCGTTAACAAACGTCCTCTCGTTATATCCTTTAGTCAATTAAAATGTCACCCCACTTACGAGGTTTTTTTACACTTTTTATGTAAAAACAAAAACGCCAATAAACACAATGTTTATCAGCGTCTTAGGTATATTTTCAGTTAAAATTTGCTCAAACTTCTATAATAATAATTATAAATCTTTGAGCAAAATTCAATGCAAAAATGGCGGAAGGCACAGGACTTGAACCTGTAAGCCGATTGCTCGACTGACGCCTTAGCGGGGCGCTGCGTTACCAATTACGCCAGCCTTCCATATGGCGGAGTAGGTAGGATTCGAACCCACACAGCGTATCCCTACGCCCTATCAGTTTTCAAGACTGCTCTCTTCGCCGTTTGAGTACTACTCCATTTTTGCCGCTGTATTACCCCAACGGCAAGGTGTCCAGTACGGACGACATTAAGATATATAACAACACCTAAAGTGTAGCTAACGCTAGGCGGCGCAAGCTGCTCATACATGCGCCGCCCTATAGAAAGAAAGGAGGAATGGGCAGAAATAATACAAATAGAAAAAGCACTGAAACGCTCTCCGGGCGTCCAGTGCTTTCAACTACTTATAAAATTTCTACTGTAATTATAGCACCCCTGAAAACCGATGTCAATTCCCGGAATGGCGTGAAATTTCACATTTCAGACAAATTTTGCTATTTATGCCACGGTGAAATAATTCCATAACCAATAGCCAGATTCTCAGCGAAACGAAAAACATCTGACTTGTAGGCATAGTAACACGTTCTGGAGCACTTCATTGCCTTACAAGTATCCCGCCAATTTTCATCCTGATTATACCGACGTCTGATAAAATCCCCCTGCTTTCGGTTTTGATAAAAGCCCCTTGTTTCTGCCAATACCTGTAACCACTTTTCAGGATTTCTAATCGTGCGACTATTCCTAATTCCACCGATAGCAGCTCCGTATTCAATAGACACGGCAACAATCGGCGAAGCCAACTTAATACCCTGTGCTGCCGTCGGATCAGACATTTTACTGTGTCCCGTACCATTACCGCCAGTAATTCCACCGCCAGGATCAAGCCGCTTTTCACGCACAGCAGCCATAATATCATTTTCGTGAAAAAATATAAAATCAATCAGTTCATTGCGTGCCGTCATTCTATACTCTCCCAACATAACGCCTTGGTTAAAAATTCTTCTTTAATCCAGCGCTTTGATTTATCCTCATAGTCCTCACATAGATACTCGATTGAGTTTTCCTTCTTTCGGACATCTTTGATCATATAAACCACAGGGTAATATGAAAAAGGCATTTTGTAAGCACCTGCCTTGATATACGTTCTAGAAGTTGTAAATATAAGCTCACCAATAGCAAACCGGCACTTACTTTTATCAAATAACAACAAGTGATTTTTTAAAAGTATTTTCCCACAGCAATCGCAAATCCATCTGCTACGCTTTCCGTCCATATGATTTATTTCATCGCCGTAAATATTACTTACGAATACCGCTTCATCATGTTTGCATATTAGCTGTTTTAACCACTTAAACATGCATCACGCCCCCAAATAAATCAATTTTGTTACCGCTAAAACTTCCTGGCAAATCCATAATACAGCCCACCTCCGAAGGAGTCTTTGAGTGGCGTAAAAAATCTTTTAACATTTTCATGGCAAGTTTTACATAGATCCATATCAACTTCTTCTGTAAAATCAGCATTGCTTAATGACTGATGAGTGATAGATACATGCGAAAAACTCCCTTGAATTTCTTTGCCACAAGCATCACATTTAATATAATTAACTTTCATACAAATCACCTACCGCTTTAGTCATATATCCCAATCTTATACTCCTTACACTCAAACCTTGCCCACTGCCGATGGCTACCGTCATCATCTGTGAGCGATACATTTTCTTCGTGCCGGTCGCAGTCTGTATTAGTGCAATGATTATCCATAAATTTATTACTACGGATACAGTAGGCTTTATCATTAGTCATGATTATCCTCACTCGCCCGACGCTTAATAGATTGGTTTATTGTTAAAATACTGAATCGCCTTAAAGCAATAATGAACATAAAGGTTAATATCCAATGTTCGTATGTAAATTCAAATATCCATTTTATTAAATCTAAATAATTCATTTATTTACTACCTCCGACCAAAACAAAATACTAAAAACCCACACATAATAGCAAAATAAATTATCATCGCTAAATTATCGCCTATTTCAATCATCAAATACACCGTCCTCATTATTCAATATTATTAATATAGCTTCTGCCTGCTTTTTAGTTAGTTCTGCAGAGACAACTATTTCTTGGCTATACGATTCCTGGATGTTGTAATAACAGATTGATCTATCAAGACGATAAATCGGTATTATTTCATACATTATGCTTTACTCGCTTTCTAATAACCGGATAACGCTAGGGGTCTTGATTTTCCAATGGTTAGGCAGTTTAGCCGTAATTCCACATTTGTGAGGCAATGTATTATCGGCAAAAGGTATATCCGTAGAAAATGGGCAATATTCGCAATCATCATATTTTTCACACTCATTTTGAATAGTCAGTAAGGCGTCTATAAGTTTTTTGTAATCTGTCATTTTTCATGCACCTTTATATTAGTGATATCATAAATATGTTGTTCAATAGTTTCATAATCATCTTCCATATAGGCATTTACTATTTCGTTATAAATAGCAGATTCCATGGCGTCGTCTTCGACTTTTACTGTCACTAAAAAATGATTTTTTTCAATAACTTCTGCTGTAACTTTTTTCACTTTATATCCTCTCCTTGTCGTAGGGTTCTATACGCCCCTGTTTGTTACCCCTGTAATAGCAGCGTTCTTGGCCAATTAACATGTCAACGTATATTTCTCGCCAAAAATAGCGATACTTGCCGTTAGATAACCGTTCTTGTAGTTCGACAACACAAACTTCCCCAATCATTGTTTTTTTCTTACTCAATGCTGTTACTTTATAAATTGTGCTCTGCGGGCCAGCTATGCCTATGCCCTTGTTATTTATGGCGTGGCTGCCAACTTCAAAGTGTTTAGTCATTTGTTTCACCGTCTTTTCCTGCGCACTCTTTGCAAAGCGCCAATCTTGTATCAATCAATACAGCGGTATCTATATCAACCATTTTCCCACATTTGTGGCAGGA